GGACGACCTCTTCCTGCTTGACCTCGGCTTCCTCAGTCTGCGTCGTTTCAGGCATTGCTGCCCTCCTGTTCTATATAACTATCACACGCCGTGTCAGGTTGTCAAACCTTTTAGGTTGCCTGTCCCTGACCACGGAGTCTTTGTGACCGTAACTGTTGAAGGATTATTCTTGCCCTTGGAGATAATAGTGTATCGCTGTACCCCCAGAAATACAGAAGGGCATCCACCTCTGGATTTCTCATTCTCATCATTTGTCTCTGTTTGCGTACATAAGAGTTCATCCTGAGAATAGCAGGGTGCCTCTTCAGTCTTTCTTTCTGGGCGTAGTCAACACGGATTTCTGCCTGATCAAGGAGATCGGAAATCGTCCTTGCCCCTGGCACTCTCGCAAGGTAGTTTTCTTTTAGTTCCCAGTAAGGGGTGATCTTCTCCCTGTCAGCAATCCAGTTTCGGTACAGGCTTGGCATATTTTTATTATTCTGAAAGGCTTCTTCCACATCCCTCATTACATCGACACCGTACTTGGATTCCAGCCTTTGCCTGATTTTTTCCGCTTCCTTGAAATTATAATCTCCAATATCATTGACAAGCTCATCGTTCCCTACGACAAGCTGGATGTACTCCATCCTTGCCTGTTCAGCTTCAGAGACAAACTTTCCTCCCCTGATGGCACGTTCACGCCCTTCATCCAACTCCTTGATAGCACGGGCATTGAATCCTTCCTTGTCAAAAATATTTCCGTTGATTCCTGCATAGGTTGTAAGTGCCGGTCTCATTACCTGCTTCAGAAACTCACGAGGACTTCCCTCTGATGCAAGAACAGCCCTTTGTCCCTTCATTGCTGTATCTTCAAGGTCGGCAATGTTGTCCTCAATGCTGTCAAAATACTGAGTAATATGCACTTCTCCGCGCTTCTCTGCATCTTCCTCTGCTCGTGCTTCTGCTCTCTCCAGCTCTGCTATCCTGTCATCAATGGCCGGTATCCCTGTCCTTCCCTGCTTGACCCGCAGTTTCTGTGCAGGGGTCAGAATGTCCCATGTTGGTTCGTCTATTCCTTCCTGTTCCATTCTTTTTCTCTGATCCGGCATAAGGACTGAAATGGGAAGAGAAGCAGTAAGTTCATCCCGAATATTATCCCGTTTTTCATAGGCAGGTAACGGCCAACTCCTCATCCCAAGAAACTCTCCTGCAAGCCCCAAATCAGGCCACCGTGGATCTTCAATCAGGGCTTGCGCCCAGAATGGAAACAGTCGGGTTCCTTCTTTTTTCGCAACCTCGCTGAGATCCCATGTCCCTTCAGGGCTTCGGAGTGGGTCTCCTAAATAGGTTTCCCCTGTAAAAATGTCCGAACCGATAGCCATAGCCGGAGCGCCCTGTCCCCTATACCACCGGAAGGCATGATCCATTGCATTGGTTGGATCGGAGCGCATACGAAAGAGAAGCCGAGCCATAGATATAGGCTTGCCCCCAAATCCTATATGGGAACCTCCCATCTCTACTGTCATAAACTCTGCCCCGTCTCCTCCGTCTGCCCTGTCTCTTGGATCGAGCTTGATAGGTTTCCCAAGAGCCGTTGCCAAACCTACGTAGAGCATGGTTGTTCCGGCAAAGAACTTGGTAAGCGCCTGAAATGCCTGTTGTCCTTCCCATCCTCCCTGAAGCGACATTCCCACCATGCCCGTGACGGCTCTTGTCCATCGAGGAGCAAGAAAGAGAAGGGCTGATTCCAACTCCCTTTGTGTGGCACTTACTCCCAAAGCCCTGCTTGACAGAACTCCGCTCATCTTGTTGATGTGGCTTGCAACCTCTGCAACGCCTAGCTGTCCACTTTTGATGGCCGGCATAAATCCTTTTGCCATTTCAATTCTGGCAACGTCGAAAAAGACGTCAAAGGAAGCACCTGCACGTCCAAAAGTCTGTTCCACCGTACTGCGTACAATACTCGGTGCCTTTGCTGCGTATCTCTGAATGATACCTGAGCGGCGTGAAATCGTTCCAGGCTGTAATGCTTCAAGAAACTCGTTGCTTCCAAGCTGAAGCCTCCCACCAAAAAGCCGAATGACTTCCTGGGAATCTGCCTTTGCAAGGTAATCATACCGAGTTTTAGGAAGCGCCAAGGCTTTCAGGGAATGAAAGGAAGATCGAATCCATGCCCTTGGGGCGTTTGTTGCAATCATTGCCCCCTGGAGAAGCGGAAATCCCCAGTCCAATGTCAGTGACCCAAGCCGAATGACGCTGCTGAGTTCCGACGTTACGCTCAGAAGCTGATTGGTATTCTGCTGCCCAAGCATCTTCATGATAGATTCCGCAACTTCTCTTTCAAAAAGCCTTCCAGAAAAAGCAGGTTGAGGAACTCCCATCATTCCGGCAGGGTGCATGACCTTCTGTGCTATTTGCTGCTTTGTATATTTTGCCTGTGCAAGGGCAAAGTTTTTATCTTCTATCAGAACCTTTACATCGGTATCTCTGATTTCCCTGAGTGCGACGTTTCTTGCACTCTTATCTACCCTAAAGGTTGGTGGTAAGTCTTTTGGTTTTACACGAACTAGCCGGTCAGTACGTGTGATCTGTCTAATAGGCGGTGGTATATCTCCTCTTTGTGTTGCGGCCTTCCGAGAACCAAATTCGCCCCATCGTTTTCCTCTACCATAGCGCTGTACTTTTGTTTCTGTTTCTCTTTTAAAACTCGGCGGGCGTCTCCTTGGGCGAACTGCAACTAAGTTTTCCGGTGCGTTTGAGTAATCAAGAGCAGAGATAATTTTTTCATAAATATCTGGATGCGTATCACGTATTCTTGCTAGTTCGGCAGGAGCATCCGGCTGGTTTCTTAGTATCTTATTGATAGAAGCCTTTATTCCTAAAGCCACACTCCGTTCAGACTTCGCCAGTTTTACTGCAAGAAAAGCATCCGACCCTATACGCTGACGAAGTGTTGAACCCATGGCGTTGACTCTGTTGGCAAGCCTTTTATCGGCAACCTGCCTCATTGCCATACCAAGATAGGTCTGAAGAACTTCAGAAAATGGATCTGCTACATTCGGCCCAAAATATTTGACTCCATTCTTGATTCCTTCTTCCTGAAGCTCATGGATACGGCTCATCACAAAGGTAGCCTTTTTCCCAAGCATACGTCCACTAATAGGGGAACGCATCTCCTCTACTTCCTTCAGTGCTTTGACAAACCTCGGCCAGTAGTGGGCATCGCCTACTCCTTCTGCCGTTTCAATCACGACTTCTCCCACGTCAATTCCAACCTTTTCCATCTCTAGCTTGGCCTCATCCAGAAGGTCAGTTCCCTGCTTGAAAAAGGCTCGCACATCAGTTCCCTTTGTATAGGCGTTATCTTGTATCTCGTATTTGCCAGGAAACTGGATAACGTCACCAAGCGGCTTCTTAGCTACTGTATTGTCTGCCTTAACAAGGACTTCCATAAGAACGTCATTTGGTTCGTGGGTAAGACGCCCCTGAAATATTGTTCTGGACGCAGCCCGTACTGATGCCATGGTGCCGGCAATAAGATGATCCATGTATTCAGTAAGCCGTGCATGGTCGGTTCCTATAAGAGCCAAATACTCTCCTGACTCTTCAGGAGTTATCTTCTGACCAAGCCGTATCTTTTCCCTTACTTTCCCCGCCTGTATCGCATCAATGCTCCCAGATGGATTCAGCCTGTGGATAAGCTGTCCAAGAAGTGGAATCCGTCCGAAACCTGAGCGGCGATTTTCGTACATGAGCCTTCTCAGCTTCGTATTCTTATATCCTTCTTCTACCAGATCATCTTCGCTCGGTAGATTCAGTCTCTTTGTTGGATCGGCAGCAACGGTTTTTTTCGCAAGGTTGCTTAGAGGAGTTCTTTTTACCAGCCCTGCTGCCTGTAATCCAGAGATTCCTGCCTTGGGAATTTTTCCAAGCCATCCAACACCGACATAGGTAAGTGGGTCAAAGAGAACTTCCGTAATAAACTTTTCCCCCCAGAACAGACTTTCTCTTTCTTCCTGAAAGCGCATACCTGCACGAAGCTGATCCCGTATACCGGCCTCTTCATCCACGCCAAGAATTGCCCTTCTTCTCCTGTCAAGGTCTCCTCCGAATACCTGCTTGACTCCTCCGGTAAGGAAACCTTCCTCTTCAAATATTTCCTTCCTTGCCTGTATTTCAGCGGAAGCAACACCTGGGATTGCCATCATTGGCCGTAAGATTGGATAGACCTTTTCTGCCATAAACCCTAATGCACTTCCTATAATTCCATCAGGGGTTTCCGGCGCTGTCTCTTCTGCCAAGTCCGGCCTGAGAAGAGACTGTGCTTCTCCTATTTCTGTTTCCGGCTCCGGTGGCTTTCCAAATCCTCCGCTTACCACCTGATCTGGATTGGAAAAAAATGAAGCTCGTTCTTGTTCTATTTCCATTAGGTAATAGCCCTCCTTCTGCGTCGTGTTGTCCCGGCAAGCCCTGGAGGTGGTGGCGTAGTATCAGGAACAATATCAGGTTCGGGTTCCCCAAACCCAGGCATCGTGTAATCTTCTTTGAAGATATTCATTCCTGATAGCGCCTTTTCTGCCTCGGCTTCTGTGGGAGCAACAGCTACCTTGCTCATTGCCCCCTGTTCTCCTTCAAGGTACTTTTCGTAGTCAATAACTGCACTTGGATCAAGCTCTTCAAGGTTGACTCCTGGGTCTGAGTATTTCATTCCCGTTATAGGATCAACCGGTTCTTGAGGTCTTTCTCCAAGTCCTGCCCGTGCCTCTTCTTCCGTAACAATCCTGTCAGGAGTATTGATTCTTATATATTCGTCTATCGCATCCTGTCGTCCTCTTTCCTTAACTGCCGCTTCTTCCTTGTCAAAGCGTGACGGTTCCGGTGCTACCGGATCAGGGAACAAGGCTTCTTCTGCATCTGCGTAGCTTATATCTTCTCCGGTACGTTCCTGTTCCTCATCTATAAACTGCCTTATTCTGGCGTCTTTATTCTTCTCGTACTGATTCCAGAGATTTGCAAACATTCCCCCGATGGGGCCGGTCAGTGCCTGTGATGGTACCGGCTGATACCCGCCCTGACCGGCTGCAATTCCCTCTCGCTGTTCATCTGTTACCTGTGGAAGATCCTCGCCCCTGAAGCGTTTCATCTGGTCAGATACCTGCCCCATGGACTGTTGAGCAATCTGTGCTATATCAGGGTCTAATCCACGGAGGCGGGCTTGTTGTATCTGTGACTGAAACATCTGGAAAGCCTGTTCGTTTGCCATATCCTGTTCAGTTCTTGTTTCTTTTCCTGTTTTGAGTTGTGTCCCTGTCATGGTTTCAAACTGTATATTCAGTGGCTGAGTTGCAAGGTATTCCTTTGCCAGTTCTTCCTGAACGACACTTTCCAGCCCACCCTGCTGAATGATGTTGGAAGTAGCCTGTGAAGTGCTATCACTTGCCGCAAGAATCCACGCACCAAGATCTAGCCCTTCTTCATCAATTCCATCTATACGTGCTTGCTGAACAATCCTCTGTGCTTCGTTCATAAGGTAACGCCTCTGAGATTCCGTAAGAACGGCTGGCAATGCTCCGGCTTTCTTTAACCCTGATATCAGGTTATCGTACACAGTCTGTACGTCTGGTTCAGTCATGGGGTACATTTCAGAGACAATTCCGTAGGAACTAGCAAATTCATTGCTGACTTGCGTCTCTATATCAAAGGCCGTCATGCCAAACTCTTGATTTCTTACCATGCCATCAACAATGTCTTTGATTCCGTCTGGAGCATTTGTAGAGTCAAACATGGCATAAAGGACAGAAAGCTCTTGTAGAGGGTTCAACTCATCTGTATCCTCTCCAATAGTGGGAATTGCGATATTAAGAAAACGCTCAATCTGTTCTTCCTGCACATCAGCGCTCTGCCCTGTAAAGGCTGATTCATAGAGAAACGCTAGATGGTTTCTTGCTATATCCCTTCCTCCTTTCTCAAACGCTCCAAGGGTTGCACCTGCCATATCGATTGTCCGGCCCCATGGGGCGGTTTCGGGCAACTGTATCTGAAGTGACGTCAGTTGATTCCGAATCATACGTATAGTTTGTTGTGGAGCTTCAGCCTTTATAAGTTCATCAAGAACCTGTTTTGTTTCTATAATCTGTCCTGCTATCTGTCTTGGGTCAGGTGGTTCTGGTGCTGGCTCCCTAACAGGTCTTTCCATAGACGGAACAGCTTCTGGCTGATTCGGGTCGAACCAAGTTCTCCACACTCCGTCACCAGTTCTTTGGATCCCTGTATACCCAGGAAGGGTTCTGTCAGCCCATTCACGAAGGGCACCAGCTCTTGGCTTTAGAATATCCGGCTTCCACGATTTCCCTTCGAGCATCTGCCTGGTCATTGTGGCAATAGCCATTTCCTCTTCAGCAGTAGCTGGTTCCCCCTTCCAGCGTTCAAAATCGATACGAAGTGTTTCCCCGTATTTGTTCCAATCAGACCGCTCACGCAGAGCTAGTTCTCTCTGTTGTGCCTCATACTGTTTTTTCTCTGCGTCCTGCCGTTCAATAACACCATCTCGAATGGTTTCCATAGTAAGTTCGAGATCATCTCTTTCTTTTTCAAGTGCAGTAATAGCATTTTGTATTTCTGCCCTTGTTCCAGTCCCTAAAGGAAGTGCATCTATTTCTTCTTCTATCGAAGCAAGACGCGTCTCGACAAGAGAAATCCTTGCAGTCTCTTCTTCATTCGGCTCAACCCTAAATCTTGGAGCCTTGGCAAGAAAATCAGCTATATTGGTGACAGGACTTCCCATCCAATCGACTATTCCCTCTGGCTTCCTGAATATAGAATCTAAAGATAGTGGCTCTTCCATTAGACGTTCCTCCCTGCCTGTTGTAATGCCCCTGCCCCACCGGGTGCTTCAGGAAGCCCAAGCTGTCTCGGAAGGTTTTCCGGCGAAAGTTCGGGACGTCCTCCCCCTGCGTTGGTCATATTTCCTCCTGCATCGGGTGGCCCCTGGTTCGGCCCCTGCGGAATCCCCTGTCCCTGCTGAGGCATAAGGGACTGCATCAACTGAGTTGCTGAGAAGGCAAGCATCTGTGCCTCTAAATTATCTCCCCGTGCCTGTGCAGAGTTTGCTTCCTGACGGAGGCGGCGCAGTACCTGTGTGTTGACATAAAAATCACTCTGTTCAATCCTGCCTTCAGCCGCTTTCCGTGCTTCAAGCTGAACATCCTGAACCTTGAGAACCCGTTCCCTGATATAGTCAGGAGACATTCTGATATCTGGATTGAGCGCTCTGGCAATATTCGCCTTCATCATGTCGTCCTCTGCGAGTGCTAGGGGAACCTCGCACTGAACCCACCGTGTTTCGGGTATCTCATCAGGAGTAAACTCCTCATCGAAAAGACCGCCGTCCACACCGCCACGGGCATCAACTCCCTGAAGCCTCATTGTTCCCTGCTGGTTTCTGCCACCCCACCGTTCACGGTAATCACGAAGCCAGATATAATCTGCCTGTTCGTAGACCTTCTGCATAAGGATCTGGTAGGGGCCGAGCCTTGCCCTTGCCCATTCATTGAGGCGTTCGATGGCAACACCCGAAAGGTTACTGTCTGCCTGTCCGAAGAGTGTCCACGAGAATCCTGCTCTCTGGATACGACTTTCCAAAGCGTTTAGGATAAACTGTTTCGCTCCAAGCTGTGGATTATAGACGAGGGGCTGTGATATACGGGTATCATCAGGAATAGGAACGGTTCCACCGAGTCCTTCCGGCTCGAAGTTCTCCGTTCCACCGGGTGACTGCGTGACGATGGTACTCTGGAAATTGGAAGCTGTCCGTTCATCCTGGAGTACCTGTGATAAGAAGGCATCCACCATATCTTTTTCTGCTTTCATGGAACTGAGCAGTCCCTGTCCCCTTCTCCTTAGAACGTCCGAGACGTCCGAGAAGTAGGCCATGGAGAGTTCAATGCCGGGAACAGGGCCGGTAAGGATAGGGATTTCCCTGAATCCACCCCCTGTTGTATCTGTTGTGCGGTTGATAATGGGCTGAAGTTCCTGCCATGCCCTCATGGTCACGAAGGTCTGCATACTTTCTCCACCCACCGGAGATGCGGCTGCGCTTCTGTAGACCCCCTGGAGGATATCGGGCTGTCCTGGGTCTGCACGGTTATAGCGTGCTTCCCAGTGATTGAGTAGGAATAAAACTTCTGAGCCGTCTCCCTCAAGGCCGTCTGTTCCCCATCCGTTCTGGTCAGCCATGATACGGAGCGCAGCAAGGGTGATAGGAAATTCCAAATCCACCACACCGAGTGTTCCGTCAGGCCCGCTCCACTCAGGATAGACAAGAGCAGGGTCAACAAGTTCTGCCATTGGAGTGGGATCGCCCTTGAAATTCGGACGCATAGCGATAAACATTGCGTACCATCCGGTGGAGAGCATCCACGAGGCAAGCCGTCTCTGATGCCACGAGTTTCCACGAAGGATTTCCATGTGGTCGAGATAGCGCCAGTTGCCGGAGAGGAAGCGTTCGGCCTTATTCTGAAGGCGTTTTTCCTCTTCTTCCTGCACACTCCAGGGTATTCGGTCGATATGCTGGTGGCGTGAAAGAATATGGGAGCCGAGATCCATAGCCGTTCTCGCATCGGAGGTCGCTATGGAATGAAACCCTGTTTCCTGACGCTTATCAATCTGCTCATAGAGTTCGTAGAGTTCCCTGATATGCTCTGCCCGACCGCGGTATCCCCTCTTTCGGTGTTCAAAAGCACGGATTACTTCGTTGCTGCCTGAATCTGTTACCATATGTTTTCTCCTGTTGTTAAGGCTATGCGTCGTCTGCGTTCCCTGAGTGTCTCACGGGGTGGTCTCCCGCTGGTCATCCACATGGGAACATGGCGTTTCACTTCTGCACGAGGGCGTGTTAAGCGCTGTGCCTGGTTCCTTGCAACGTGACAGAGTAAATCTGCCATAGCGATATCAAGAACCCCTGTATCGTAGCGTCCTTCCCCCGTCTCCTGCATGGCACGGTACTGACCGATAAGTTCCGAATCGGGTGATGACCACTCGTCCATGAGCATCCGTTCGTGAACCTGTGTCACCATCGAGGGTTTCGTATAGCGGTTGGTGGGGAATCCGTAGCGTTCGTCGCCCTTCATATCCCCAATCCCGCGGTACTTATACACGGAAGGATACTTCAGATGTTCAACAATTCGTTCCTGGACGCCCCACCCGTGGTTATTTCGTTCCCACCCGATGAGGGCATTGTTATACTTTCGTGCCAATTCCACCATCATGGCACCGAGATCACCGGGACTGATATGTCCCCGGAGGGTCGCAACGTGTTTCCAGTCGCGGATTCTCCGAATAACGGCTGCACTCAAGTGAGAACTTGAGAGTCCTTCCGCCGGGTCAGCCATAATCAGGTAGGATTCGCCTGTTTCGGGCGGGTTCCACATCCTGAGTTTCCCGTTATAG